ACCATTATTTGATTCTGCTCTTCCAACTCCTCAGTAGATATGAGAGCGAACATAAGGTCAGCAGTAGCAGGGAGTCCGAAAGACTCTGACGTGTCAGTAAGGTCAACGTCGCTAGACCCATAACCAGAACGAGTAGTTTGAGTAGCACTGACAATCGGTACGTTAAATTCGACAGCAAGTCCCCTAAGTTCCTCCGCAATCGACTTAACCATAGTGTATGAATTGACACCCGAAGCATTTCTAAATCTCTGCGATGTACATATGTTTAAGTAGTCTATGAATATAATCTCTGGTCTGAATGATTTCTTAAGTGCTAGATCATTTAAGAGTGCTCGAAAGTGACCCGCATGTGCTGAGGCAGTCGGGTATTCTTTTACAATTAGTTTACCTTGTGTCTTCTGAGATAATGCTGTGATCTTATTCTCAAACATCATCTTAGGTAACTGTGCTAGTTGTTGGATGTCGACGTTGAGGAGGTTGGCATCAACTCGTTCAGCAATTTTCTCCTCTGCCATCTCCATTGTAATGTAGAGTACGTTCCTCCCTTGGAGCAACACGGAGCTAGCCACGTGGCACATGAATAAAGACTTCCCGACACCTGTACCAGCCAGTGCGATGTTAAGAGTCTTAGCAGGTATCCCACCTTTTGTAATTTTATTAAAGAAGTCAAGATCAAATGGGATTTTGGTTTCAACCTTGTGATAGCTTTCGTACCTTTCTTCATAGTCATCTATGTAATCGTGTCCTATATGGTTATCAAACGATACAGCGAGAGCATCAGATAGAATACTAGGAATGGCATCAGCACCTTTCTTCTGGTCACTACCATCCGCTATCTTTATACTCTCCATAAGAGCAAGATAAATCGCACGGTCTTGACACCACTTCTCAGTAGTGTCTACTAACCAGTCTAGTTCAGTTGTTTCTTTATCGAACGACTCTAATGTCTGCGTAATCTGCTTGAATTGATCATCACTAAGTGAGGTAATCTTACCTACTTCAATGGTAAGGGCTTCAACTGTAGGGACAGCAGAATACTTTACGAAGTATTTAGACGTTAGATCGAATATAACCTGATCTGTTCTATCTTCAAAATATTCTTGTTTAATAAATGGAAGAACTTTCCGAGGATACTCCTCAGTTAACAGTAAGTTCTTCAGTATCAGTGTCTCCACCTTCATAGATTTCTTCCTCGATAAAGAAGTTAAATGATATAGTTGACCTCATCTTAGAGGATTTGTTCATGGGAGCAGCATGCTCTAACCATGATGGAAAGATAATGATGTCCCCTTCCTGTACCCATGGGGTCAGGCAGTTCCGCTTAATGCCATTAGAGGAAAGCAGTGTTTCAATAGGGTTATGAAATGTGGTTGCTTTATGTTCATTCGGATCGAAGTGAACATAGTATACACCAGACCATTGACCTGGTGAATGAATGTGTTTCTCTTGCCAGTGCTGTGTCTCATATACATTCAACCACAGATCTGTCAAGATCATATTACCATAAGATTTGGATTCTGTCTGGAACTCATCCAGTATAGGAGTGAACGCATCAAGACATTCTCCAATAGGAAACGAACCTGTACCATAGGATGTGAACAGGTCACAGTTCCACTGGTCAGGAATGTTCTCCTTAAACTTATTCTCTTTATAATATTCTTCTACTCTTGACTTGATTGGATCTTGGTCTTCTAGATGATAACGATAGATGAGAGTAGGGAAAGCTTCTATCTTCATAGTCCGTACTTAAACTCCTTCTGTGCTGCCTCATCTAACTTTGTCATTATTTCTTCCGTAAAATATTTGTCAGGAGAGGCAAGAATAGCAGAAGGATAAACGGAAGATTTACCAGTAAGAATCCTATTCCCCTTCCTGATGAAGACTCCATACTTCTCACCCAGTTCCAGTAACCCATAATACTTGTCCAGTCCACGCTCATCGTAGTAGAGTCGGATAGATACACTTGCGTTCTCCTTTGATAGTCTGCTCTTCGCAGTTTTTGCTTTAATAATATTGCCTATCACTTCCTTACCATCTTTCTCTTTAGACTTGGTAAGATAGATGATTGTAGAAGCAGCGTACTTGAGTCCACTACCTCCACCCATTTCTTTTGTTGGTACATAAGCACCGACCACATCATATGTATGGTTAGTGACTAGCATAGGTACGTTCGCTTTACCCAACTTCAGTGTAAGTATTCTGAAGATTGCTTTGACTACCTGTGCTCTAGTCATATCACGTGTGTCTTTTCCTGCTGAAGCATCATCTAATTCTTTAGATGTTGATAGCATTCCAAGAGAATCTAAAACAAACATTAAGGGTTTGCGATCCTTCTCTGGTTGTTCTAAATATTTGTCTAATATTCTGATTGCTTGAGTACGAAACTCTTGTACTGTAGTGACAGGTACGAGTATCATACGTGAGGTATCAACGTTACGATCCTCCATCATCTGTTTACTGATAGCAGCTTCAGACTCAAAGTATACTACCCCTGCTTCTGGATCTGTTCTCAAGAAGTTCTCTACTACACCAAGACAAAAGAATGTCTTACCTGTAGATGATTCTCCTGCGATAGCAGTAATCTTATTGGAAGGGATACCACCATTGATGCTACCACTTACCAACGCATTAAAAATATAAGAACCAGTGTCTACATATCCTCCGATATCTCCTACTGATCCATCCGCAAGTATCCCTGCGTAGTCGTTACCAATTTCTTTAACAACATCTTTCAAAAAACTCATGTGAATAAAAACTCAAGCGTTGACTTCTTCTCTGTATCCCATCCTATCACATTAGTGATGATTTGTAAAGGATCGAGAAATGCTTTTTGGAACTGTGCTTTGCGGTCAAGAAAGTTCTCCATCCCCAACTCCCTAGGAAAGGTGTTAAGGAAAGAGATTACGTTTTCTCTTGTCCAGTTCGAGCGATCTGTCTTCAAGTAAATATATTTTATCTTTTCTCCTTCTTGAATGAGAGGGTACTTGTTCTCCAGTTCCTTCTGAGAGACATAAAAATTATATAAGAGAGATCCACGAACATGTAACGGGCATCCCTTTGAATACACGTCTGTGTCTGATTTGAATTTGCGTAGTCCATTGACTGACCTCGGAAATGCGATGTCCTCTGGTGGTAATGAATAGAACTCTTCTTTAAAATCTTCTATGAACTTTACGAGTTCTTCTTTCTCACCTGTCATCATTATGTTCAGTGCGTCTTTAATCGCTGTACGACATGGGGCAGGAGTCGAAGACTTCACTGCTTCAATGCCCATCATCTTTAGTTTAGGATTAGCATAACGAACACCTTCACTGTCCCACACGTTGAGTATGTAACGTTTCTTGGCAGTCCATATCCCTCTACTAGCAATGTTCTCACGTTTCATGAACATCTTCTGTTCATAAGCATTAGCATAGTTTGCTAACTCTTGATATGATCTGTCGATAAAGGGTTCTATCTTATCCTTACATGCCTTATCAAGAAAGTCGACGACCTTCTCTTGACTTACATCCTTATCACCATAAACTTTAGTAACTAACTCGTCGAGACAAATGTAGATACTATCTGTATCACTAGCGATAACATAATCTTTCTTACTTGTATTTAACAGTTTGTTCAAGTACTCATTTACTTTGTTCTCGATCCATCGTATTGATACTTGACCTGATAAAGTAATTGCTTCGGCATTAACTAAATTATAGTACCTAAAATACTGATTGCCAATAGCACCATAGGCAGAGTTCAACTGAATCTTACGTGCCATCTGTATGTTGTTGTACTTACTGATTGCCTTCTCTAGTTCTTTACTAGGTTTCTTCTCATACTCTTGCTTTGCTATAAGCATAAGTTTCTTACTCTGTACACGTTCATCGTATATCTTCTGCATCATCTCAGGTAAGAATCCTCTGATGTCCTTACGATACTGAGCACCATTAGCACACGTAGCAAAGTTAGGATCTATTTCCTCTTTCTGTTTTAAGAACCTCGCAACTGTAGCACTGGGATGACGTTCTTCACAGAGGGTCTCTGGGGAGATATTGTATTGCATAATGAGATGAGGGTACAAAGAGTTGAGATCAAAAGACACCACCCAATCATACTTTCCAGGTATCGGTTGTTTAACATAAGCTCCTGCGTATTTTTTATCTTTATCCTGTCGTTTAACAGGAGGTACAACGATGTTCTTATCAGTTAGGAAGTTGTAGATCAATGTGTCCCACATCCTTACCTGATAGTATACATCTTTGAAGTTAACCTTAGCATCATATGCTAGGGCGATAGCAAGTTCTATCAATTTCATCTTGTCTTCTAATTGTAAGACAAGTTCCGTATCAATTATATTATAGTCAATAAATTTCTGCCAATCTTTAGTGTAGAAGTCTCTGAAGTTTTCATACTCACTGTGATCTAACTTACGCTTACCAAGTTCCACATTAGCAATGTGATCTAGTCTGTATGACTCTTGGTTTGTGTAAGTAAATTTCTTATACAGATCCATGTAGTCTAGTACATTGATCCCCATTAGATTGTAAATTATATTTAATCTACCTTTAATTTCTATCTCATCTCGTCTGACTATTCCCCATGGAGACATCTTCTTAAGTTCTCTATCGCCAAAGAGACGTTCAATGCGACCACAGATGTATGGTATGTCATAAAGCTCGACATTCCACCCTGTAAGAACATCTGGGAACTCAGCCTGCCAATAAGCAAGAAACTTACGTAGCAGATCTCTTTCGTCATCGCAATATATAAACTCAACATCCTTACGAGATGGAATATAATCCCTCGTTGCGAATACTTTAAAAAGACGCGTCGTTTGATCCTGTACTGTGATCGCCAGTAACGATTCCGCACATTCATTAACGTTAGGGAAGCCATTCTCACATGCGACTTCAATATCAAGAGATGCAATCTTGAGAGTCTTGATATCGTAGTCGACCTCTCCCTTGAATTCCTGAGAAATATATTGATATAAGAAACGATCATAACCATGTACTTCAAATCCCTCTACATCTTTCCATTGATCCATGTACTGACGTGCTTCACTAACAGTCTCACATGGATAAGGAGCAGCGTATCTACCATCTAGTGTCTTCCACTCGGTAGGTTTCTTACTCAGAGTATAGAGAGTTGGGGAGAATTTAAACTTACGTTGAATACGTATGTTGTTCTCATATCCTATGTAGAATAGGTTGTTACCTATTAAATTTACACTTGTGTAAAATGAATTCACTTAGTCACCATCTTATACTTTTTAAGGATCTCCTCCTTTGGTTCTAAGATTGTAGCAATAGTGTCAGAATAAATCAAGACATCTTCATCCACTGTATGAAGTGGCCAAGGTTCCAAGGTGCCATCAGATTTGATGGAGTATGGTTTCAATAGATGAGCAGCGGGTTCCTCATCTAAAGTTTCGATCTGTGTAATCAGGTAGATGCCTGACTTTAGTAAGAGGAGTTGTGTTTCCATATTGTTTCTAATTTATTTAAGTCGTTCTCTTGTCTATAGTATTTGTAGACAGGAACGATATCAATACCACTGTTATATACGTTACCAATATACATCCAAGGTCTATATTCGTCAACCCTTATCTTAAAGTAATCAGGACCGTTGAACATAAGATGATCAAATGTCCTAGTCTCACCTACAAATAATGGAAAGGGTTGAGGGATATGATTATAGTATAGTGGATTTTCTATAGGTTGATCAAATGCTACGATACCAAACTCACCATTGATCTTAGCAGGATACTCTACTACAACCTTCTTAAGTACAGTGGGTGCTTCTATTGTGATGCGTTTAGCACCGTGAAATTTATGATCTGTTTTATATGAGAAGACTAGATTATCATATGAATCATACAGGTTTAGTTTCCTCATCCTCGTTCATAATCTTCTGTGCTTCTTTAAACATGTCATCTAGATCCTGCTCCTCATAACTGAGGTTGAATCTTTCTTCATGCTTCTTGAAGTTTGCTTCATATCTCTCCTCATCTATAGCAGAGATATACTGTGTAGTTAATGCGTCAAGTGGTTCATACACTGTGACTACGTGACTACCTGGTATAAAGAAATCTTTATCTTTAGACAGAGGTGCCCAAGGAAACCACTCCAACTGATACCCCTGACCTTGTGACTGGTCAACAATATCTAAACGGAATGGTTTATGTAAACGATACCCTAATGGTCTCTCTGTCTCTGGTTCAACTATCTCTTGTACTGTAGATATAATTTCTTCACCATGTCTCAGTAATAATAGTTTGATCATACAACCTCAGTAGGTGTTACAGGAGTAGTTTGGTCTCCAGACTTCGCTCTAACATTTGATAGGTATGTCTGTAGGATACTAGGTGAAGGTTCCATTACTGAAATCACATAGTCAGGTGTAATAGCAATCTTCTGATCAACAGTGAATGGATTCCATGGAGTATATCTGATCTTAACTTCTTGATCTTCAAATGTTTCCATATTAACAGGAGACTCAGGTTGATCTATGATCCATACCTTGTAGGGTATAGTCATGATGTATGCCTGTCTCTGTCCTGTTTCTTTATCAACTGCTTCTTGTAAATCACAGATGATGTTATCCCCATCTCTTGTGAATACTAATTTAATTCTGTCTTCTTCTATCATGGCAAGATAATGTATGCATATATTATAAAAGGGGAACTGACATTTGTCAATCCCCCTTATGTATGTTAGATGTAATCCTTCCTAGCGTGGTGGTCTGGTACTACTTTCTTCAGTGTTACTGTGAGTAGTCCGTCCTCAAAGTTGACCTCACCTACCTCGGTGTCGTCACTCATCGACCA